CGTATTGGGAAGATCCAAAAGGCAACAAAATTGGAGTTAGTTGTGGAATGAGATGCCCAGACTACCTCAACGACCTCAACGCGATGCACGAGGCTGTGAAAAGTTTACCACAAAACATCAAGCCTCGTTACTTTGCGTGTCTTTGCACTATCGTAAGCGGGGCAATATCCTTGCATGGATATTCGGAGGCAACCGAAGCGACCGCCGCCCAACGCGCCGAAGCCTTCTTGCGCACCATCGGAAAGTGGGTATCCGAATGAAGCCATACTACTACATTTTCCGCGTTGATGGCGGTCATCCGCGAATCAAACATGCCAGTCTGGAAGACGCGCACGCCGAGTCAATACGCCTAGCAACTCAACACCCCGGCGATAGTTTCGAGATCCTGCAATGCATCGGCACGACGCTGACGACCACGCCGCAGACGTTTTGGATCGATGGAGTGATTCCCCCGCATGCGTGCAGGATGAATCTCGACATGACCGGCAAATGCTTTGTGTGCGGGGAGGTGGAGTCATGATCTACATCGGCGTGGATAATGGACTCACAGGTGGCCTAGTCGCGCTCTCCGATCACCCTGGCCCGCCGATTGCCTGCATGCCGATGCCGACGCGCAACAAATCCAAAGGCAACGAGATCAACGCATGGACTGTCTGGGATTTCATCTGCACCCACCGAGGCAATGACTGCACTGTCATCCTCGAAACCCCCGGCAAACACTCCCCCGGTGTGCAAGCGTTGTGCTCCATGTGGGACAGTTACGGCGCCATCCGCGGAGTTCTGGAATCTCGCGGGATTCGTCATCACCGGATCACACCGCAGATGTGGCAGAAGGTCATGCTGCCGGGATGTGCGAAGGGCGACACCAAACCCGCCGCGCTGGCACGGGCAAGGCAGTTGTGGCCGGCGGAAAGCTGGCTTGCGTCGCCGCGATGCAGCAAACCGCATGATGGGATGATTGATGCGGCTCTAATCGCGGAATACGGGCGAATCAAAAACCTCTAGCAAAAGTGAAGGCCCGTTGACTCCGCTCGGATTTGGATTCCTGACGGTTTCGACGCGAAGAGGGCGAATCCAGACGGGCCAAGCCGGATGCCTCGCGGCGGAAAGTTGGACGGGAGAGACTATTCCTAGGCCCCAGCTAGCAGAGGCGATCAACCCGCCGCAGTCTGTTTTATCCCGAAGCCCGAAACCTAGCGATCCGGCGGGATGCGTCAAGCCAGCACCCGCGCAATCGCATTGCAAGCCAGCTTCCGCAAAACCGGATCCAGCATTTTCGCCCGGTCGCCTGCGTGATCGATGAAGCCAAGCTCGATCAAAAAACACGGTTGAAACGCCATCACGGCGAGTGTCGCGTGCTGGCTGTCGCTCTCGAGCTTGGTGCCACGGTTGCGGGTGCCGAGGGCAGCGACGACGGCCTTGTTGATGGCCTCCGCTTGCTCGCGGTTAGCCTCGCCGCGGTAGAACGTCTCCGTGCCGCTGGCGGATCCGTTGGCGGCGTTGCAATGGATCGACAACATGATCTCCCCGCCGAAGTGGCGAGCAATGCCAGCACGTTTGCCGACTGGTGCCGGGTCTGTGTGGTCGATCCTGGTCCGAATGACGCGATGCCCAGCGGCCATGAGGATGCCTCGCAACTCGTTTGCCCATGCCAAGGCAATGTCAGACTCGCGGAAGCCGCCAGAGCATGCTCCAGGGTCGAATACGCCAGCGCGGCGGTTGCCCATGCCATGGCCGGGGTCCAAAATTGCGGTCACGGCTCTGGCTCAGGCTCAGGCTCAGGCTCAGGCTCCACCTCAGCCGGAAAATCAACCACCGCAAACACGCCATCGGTCAGGACGATCTCGCGGCGTTGCTCCGCGAGTTTGTCGGACAGCGGGCGGGTATCGACGGACGCACTGACAGGAGGGATGCCAGACGCGGCCAACACGGCGTTGATGCCGTCGAGCAGTGCGTTCAAGCCATCGCCCTGCGCGGCGTGCGAAGTGGTGAGTGCCGCCATTTCGAGCGGGCCGAGGGCGTTGCCGAACTCCGCGAGCTGGTCGTTCGGCATGCCGAGGATCGTCCGATTGATCGCGTTGAGCTGTGAGGCGGCGGCGGCGTAGTGGCTGCGGGCATTGACGGCGGCTTCGGCCATCTGCGCGGCGGCGAGGGTGGTGGGGGTTTGGAGTGGCATGGTGTTAGAATTGCTTAATGACTTTAATCACGGAACCCGCAAAAATTCTTGTTGCTGCGGTGTTGCTTGAGCTTTGCGCCCATTGGAAATTCAACGTTCCCGCAACCGTTGTCCTGAATTCGATGTAACCAACAATTGCAGCGATGGTGCCTGTGCCGCTGGTGGCCGATGTTCGGCTGCCCGACGTAATGGCTGTTGAGTTCAGTACCAGCGCGGCGGCGGCGGTGCCGTTCATCGAATAGTGTCCAATATTTCCGCCATGAATGTAATCGTGAGACGGCGTGGTGAACTGTGTTTTAATCCCCCCGGCCCCGCAATCATACAGGATGGAATACTCGATGCGGTATGAGGTGTTAGCCGCTAGAGTCCATCCATTTAGCGTCGGGTCATCCGTGAATGTTGAGCCTGTCCCATTCGAATCGCGGGAAACTGTCCCGGTGGTGCGTTTTTTGAGGGTCCCTAAAATTACGTCCGCCTCCGCGACCGTCCCAGCCGCCACCAAAGCCGCGCCGGTGGTGCCGGTGGCGCTGATCGCCGTGCCGCCGCCGATGGCGAGGCTGGTAAATGCAGGACTCGCAATCGTCCCGCCGCCGCCGAGTCCGGTCCATGCCGCAGGTTGTGAAGACCCACCCGTGCCGCCGCTGCTGATCGGCAGGGGGGTGGTGAGGAGTGCCAAAGAATCGGCGATGATCGGCCCGTTGCATGTGATCCCTGCTCCCGTCGGGTCATCAAGCCTAAGATCACCGTTTGGAATAGTCACATTGCCTTGGATATCTAGCGAACTCTCAACAATTAGGGCACCGCCATCGCCTGTAATAGACTGCGCGGTGATTGGCCCAGTGAACGTTGCGCCCGTCAGCTTGGCATACCGCGCATCCCCCCGCGTATTGTTCAGGTATTGCGTGTGGTCGTCATCCCCCAGCCCGGTCAATGCGCCGTGGTCACCTGTGCCGCCGCCTGTGCCAGATGCCCCGCGCCGGATGATGACGGTGGACGCGGTGCCGGAACGCGTCGCCTTGATGATGATAGTGCGGAGTGGCATGGGTCAGGTGTTGGGGGTGTTGCGGTCCTCAAGCGTCAACCTAACCGGTTCGCTCCATTGGTCGTTGCCGTCCGGGTCGGTTAGCCGGATGTCATACCAGAAAACGCCGACAAACCATGGCGCCTCTCCGGTGTCGATGGTGCAGGTCGCTTTGCCGCCCGCGATGGTCATGGCCGGTTCGACGAGAGTAGCCCCGCCGACCGTGCGTTTAGTGACACGGATGGCGGCTTGCCATGTCGAATCCATCACGATGGCCACGCCGTCAACGTCCTGCGCCGTCGCTTCGATGTCGTAGGTTTCGCCCCATTTGATATTGTCGGTTTCCATGATTAGAGTGTTGCGGTCATTTCGCCGGGACGATGCTGCGGCTGATCTCGGTAGCAGCCGCGACGCTGGCAGCATCAACCCCGCGTTGTTCGATCACGGTCACGGTGCCATCCGGTGAGGTGGTGGTGGTGGTCGTCGAAACGCAGGAGGCTAGGCTAATTGCAGCGGCGATGGAGAGGAGTGTTTTCATGGCTTGGAGGTGGTGGAGTCATTGGCGAGGTATCCCAACGCGGCGAGCGCGGCGGGGAGTATCCAGGTTTTCCAGTCGGTGAGCATGTGGCCTTGTTGCAAGGTCGATTGAATGGTGGCGGCGACGGCTGCGAGCAGTCCGAGGATGGTGGTGTTCATTGGCGGTTTTTGTAGAGGCATTGCCCAAGCCCGCAACCTTTGCTTAAACGATCAACATCGTTCTGGAGCTTGCCGACGATGCTACGGAGTGTGGCGATCTCGGTAGCGAGTGAGCGGTAGATGATCGCGGCCAGCGTCGAAATGACGGTGGCGAGGGCGAGCAGGACCATTAAAATCCATTCGGTGGGTATGGTCATTGGGTGGTGGGTGGGGTGGGGATTGTTAGCTCGATCAATTCGCGGGCGATCCAGAGGGCGAGGGTTAGGTGTTTCATGGTTCCGAGTCGTTGATAATATCCCGAATCAACTCGGCCCACAGCACCGATCCGGCGGTAGTGGTGTGGACTCCTGATACCAAATCATCGAGCGCCCCTGTGTAGTCGTCAAATGCACGCGTCACATCAATCATAGTATAAGACTCGGCGGCGGCAAATTGAGCGATTGAGAACGTCCTGCGGTGGTGCGAGTCCCTCAGTGGGATTGTGCTGCCTTCAGGATTTTGCGTTAGCATGACCCACGCCGGATCGCTCGGCGCATACGAATTGACGGCCGCAATCAGCTCCGCAATGTTTACCCACCAACCAGCGCCCTGCTGATTGTCATTGTGCGATAGCGATAAAAACCAAAAATGGCGGTCCCGGTTAAAAAACGCCTGCGGGTGGTAGGGTGCTAGTGTCGAGAGGAACGTGCCAACTCCATACCCCGAACACGCCACGTTATCGACGTAGAGCACGGGTGCTCCAGACAACGTGCCTATTACGGACTCGCTGCCCGAAAGCCCCCATGAGTCGATCCGTTCAGGCAATATGGGTTGCCCACCGATACCTCGGTAAATCTGAGCAAAGTAAAATTTACACTTGCGGCCGATTGCGTTTCCATCAATCCCGCCTAACGCAAACGTTAGGTTCGCATCATGCACAACAGTGGTGCTGGGGCCAGTCACGGGGCTTCCGAATTGAGTCCACGTGACGCCGGCATTTAGCGAATACGAAAACGTCACGACGTATGCCCCTGAGCCATTATTGACATCCAGCGCCGCTTTGATTCGGTATTTTGTGTCGGCCGAAAAACCACTCGGTAGCTGGGCGGTCATGGTTACTCCCGCCTCTTTTAGTGTGGCTCCTGATGCGTCCTCAGACCATCTCAGTGAAAGATACCCGTTAGAGACTTCTATCCACCCCCGACCATTTGTGTTCCCGAATACCAGCAACCTCTGCGCCGCAGATGGCCAGCCGCTTACCAACGCGGCGGAATCCCATGATGCCTCCACCTGCATTTCAAGGTCGCTACCTCCAAAATTCGCAATATTTTTGGCGCTGGACGACATGGTTGCAGGGCGCGAATTAGACTCGTAGGAGATATGCCGATCACCGCCTACGCCGGATTGAATCACTGTGGGAGCATCATATTTTTGCGTGCCGATATTCCACGGCTGAAAAATCACCCGGTGGTTTGGGTGGCTCGTCCCCAGCATGGCCGCGAGTCGATAGACCCAATTTGGACTATTAGCGCCGGTGCTGTCAGAAATGATTCCGATAGAGGCATCGCGACCTAAAGTCATAGCACGCTTGAGGCTCTGCAATGGGGCGGATGGGCCACGCAGATATTTACTGCCGAATGCTTTTCCGTCTAGCGAGGTTTGAAGCCCGCTGGTTTTCGCGATGGTGAGGGCGGCGTCGGCAATACGCGCCGCCGCCAAGGTGCCGGTAAGGTTCGCGGCATCCGTGCTGGTTGCGGTGGTAGCAAGTCCGGTGATTTTCGCAACCGGGATGCCAGTGGCAAGCATCGTCGGGGTGATCTGGTCAGCCGCAATGCTGGATGTTCCGGCGGCGCTGCGGACTGGGCCGGAGGTTAGCTCCAGAGATGCGCCCACATCCCCCTTCGGTCCCCTCCCGCCAGTGGTGAGAGTGTAAGCGGTCGTGCCGTTGCGTGTGATAACTGAGACTTGCGTTGCCATGTTAGGAGAGAGGGGAAGGGTGAATACGGAGCGTGCCTTGCATCAGTGGGAGTTTGAAGCCGCCCGCGTCAGTGGTGATGATCGCGAAGGAATAGGTTCCGGCTGTGAGATTAACGATTCTTGGCTCTACGGTTATGCTCCATGCGTTTGACGCTGTGGATTCCAGAGTAATCTCTCCCGCGTTTGCGCTGCTAAGTGTCAACTCGTCGCCGCTCACTGAGTCCTTGAGTCGGAAAACGGCCAATGATAGCTCATCCGCAAACTCCGTGTCTTCAGCATCGGAGGTGAGCGAAACGGTAAACCCGGAAAACGTGCATCCTTCGAACGTATCCTCCAGGTGGTAAATGATTTGATCGGGGCAGGACATTATGCGTATGTTCCGATGACTGTGATGGTTAGGTCGCATGGCATGACCCCGTTTGTAAACGTGAGAGTTTGATCAACGCCGACCTCCGTATTGTTGTTCGCAATTAGTGCAAACCCGCCGCCGGCGAGTTGTAAATCTGTTGATGTTCCCGCCATCACAACCCCACCGCTTGTATTAGTGCTAGACACGAGAATCCCGTTGATCGTATCAATCGACGCGAGCGTCTCCCCCTCGAAATCCTTCCCGTCACCGTCGTAGATTTTGACGCCGTCGCTGATTACTCCCAGCGTAGTGTTTGCGGATGCTACGGCGAGTGTAACTCCGAGTCCCGCAGGAATCGCAAGATTAAGCGTGGGATCGTTTGCAGCGTAGAGGTTGAGGGTTCCGGTCGGGACCGTGTGGGTCGAAGTTGGCAGGCGAGTTAGAACGATATCCGCCCCGGTTCCGCCGATGGAAAAGCGGGCGATGACAGCGGCGTTTGCAAGTAGGGCGTTGCGTGCTGCGGTCGCGATGAAAGCGGCGGTGGTATGCGTTCCGGTGACCAGCGGGACGGCGATATTCAGCGGGCTTCCGGTCAGTCCTGCTGCGGTCAAAACCATGGTCATGGTCCCGCTTGATGTCGCGCCGGATGCTGCGGTGATCGTTGCGGTTTCAATCTGCGCGTTGCCGGCCACGAACGCCGTGCTTCCGGTGGTATTGCAATTTGTGAGGTTGATGGCCAGAACGTCGCCATTGCCCGCGAAGATTGCGCGGAGGGAATAGGCAACGTCGGCGGTCGGAAATCTAACTTGGGTTTGCGCGGTGCCGATTTGGACGGAGCCGGAGACGTTGGTGGAGGTATGCGCCCCGGTAGCTTGTAGCCCATAGATAGCGCGGGCGTCTGAAATCGTAGCCATGCGCAGTGTGTCGCAACCCTCCCGCGAATGTCAAAGCGGCTTAGGCTTAGGCGGCCCGCAGGTCTTGCACCGCGCCACCGTGGCGGCTCCGGCGGCAGGTTTGGCGACCATCACGCCAACGGGCTTCTCAGGCGTGCCTAGCGCGTAGCCAGACCGTTTGCGCGGGCGTGGCCATGGATTGGGTTCAGAGTTCATACACCTCCCCGTGGGCGGTGGGTTTCTGGCCTAACGCTGCCGAGCGATAGCAGATGACGAGCATGTTTACCACCCGGGTTTCGCCTGGCTCAGTTGGCACCGCGATTTCAAACCAGCCAGACCATTCATCGGCGGCATAGACCCATGAGCGGGATGCGACCAGCGAAGGCGCCGTCGGTTCCGCGCCGGGATCCTCGGGAATGACAGGTTCGTCACCGCAGTCTTCCTCGCATTCGGTCCAGATTTCATGCGCGGCGGTGGCGGCGTCGAAGGCGTCCTTGAGTGCTTTCCATGCTTCCCACTCCTCCGGGAAAAACACCTCATCCCACTGGAGTTCGTAAGTGCTGCGCGGGGTCGGCTCCAGCGGCTCCTCTCCGCGTTCGTCGGGATCGGCGGCGGTCCATGCGGCGTGGGCAATCACCCAGGCGGCATGCGCGGCGTCGAAGGTGGTTTGCGGTGGCTCGTCGCCTCTGGTTTCGATGTCTGCCGCGTCCCATGCCAACCATTCGGCGGTCGTCGCTTCCCATCGTGCGCCGGCGGGGATGCCCATGCGGTAACGGGCTTTGGTGACGGTCGCGGATCCAGTCGCCGAGATTGGCAATTCCTCGGAACTGCACGGTGGCCAGCTTGCCGCAACTGGTGGTTCAGCTTCGGGGTCTGCGCCTGATAGTAAATCCCCGATCTTTGGCCACACCGTGACGATGGAAGCTGTGCAAGCATCGCCATCAGGATCGTCCCACCCGGCTGGCATTTTCGCGGTCGCCCTGGCGATAACAGCGTCTTTGTCCACGCCCTCACCTAGCTCTGCCGAGTCCTGCGTTTTCTCGGTTAGGTTTGACCACTGCCAGTCGTCCGCTGCATCCCATCCGGCAGGGGTATCGTCTGCCTCTGGGTCTTCGGTGATCGCCAGTGTTGGCACATCCACCGCGCTTCCTGCGTCCTCTGCGGAGCGGTCCAGCGTGACAACGATCTTGAGCGTTGCCGTGCATGGCGGGGATTCCGGTGGGTCGGTTTCAACCCACGCGAATGGCGCGGGGATTGAGGGGAATCCCTCGGTTCCCTCATCTTCGGCTATAATTCTAACCGCCCATCCGCCATCTGCTCCAATATCGACCCCGTAATCGTATTGCCGTGAAATCGCCGTGTAGTCGAAGCTCGTTCCATTTGCCGTCCACTCTACAAACTGGTTTGAAGATGGGATGTAAAAAGACCCGTAAGATGTGCCGGGGACGGCATAATAAAACTTGATGTCACCCGTGTAGACCACCTCTCCGGTCACGCTGGCAAGCTCACGGTAAAGCGTGGGGACATCATCGGTTAGCTCGCCCATCGGCTGCGTGAATGATGCCCAACTGCCATGGGTCACATCGCTGTATCCTTCCGGCTCCGGTGGAGGATCGCCAACCTCGCCGCCAGCCTCCCATTCCGCGAGCGCATCGATATAATCGTCATCCGCGCTGGACGCCGAAACACTGATAGACTGACACTCCTTCCTCGGGGCCTCGCACTCATCCGGTTGGCACGGGCAGCAGCCAATCAAGGCCACGTCTTGCGAGGTGATTACGTTCATCCTCGCGCTGCCGTTAGGGTTCCACCGCAGTGGTTGATGGTGATGTTGCCACAGCCGACCGCTTCAAGCGTGGCCGCGCCGTCCGCGATGGTCAACTTGCCGATTGGCACGATGATTTTGCCGACGCCGGTTGTGACCAGGGGGCGGTTGTTGTTGGGGTATTGGGTCACAGGTTCCGCCGTCCATGGGTCAGATTTCCAGAATCCCGAGGGTGTGGTTTCGGTGCTGGTCTCGATGCCGGGCAGCAGGATTTCACCGTCGTCGTCGTTGTTCGCGGTGACGGAAATTTCCAGATAGATCAGGGTCACGCCAGTGGATGCAAGGTTGAGTTCCTTGTTGGGGACGTTGAAATTCTTGTTGCCGCAGGCGATGGTGCCGCCACGGATTCCGGTCTTTGTGGTTTCGCCGACCAGGTAGGTGATTACCTCGCCGAAGTAGCAGGTGGAATCAACCGCGCCACCGCGTCCACCGCGCCGGGGGTCGATATTTATTCCTCGGTCGCGGAGTTGTTGCAATGCGGCGTCCACCTCCCGGCACCATGGCAAAAGGTCCAGGCCCGGTCTTGAACGGCGTGGCAATACTACGGTTCCGCGTGGCTTGATAATCATCGGTCAGGATTGCAGGAATTCATCGTGTCCACCCTCGTCGGAGAGTAGATAGGAAAGCACGTTATCATAGAGAAAATCACCGCTTCCGTTCTGCTCTTCGTCCACACCGACAAGCAGCCAGTCGCGCCCGGCGCCGGGTGTTGGAGGGCTTCCGGTAGGGGTGGCGATCTTGCCGAGCTTGTTCATTTGCGCGGCGGTCACGCCCTTGTTACTCTGCCAGCGGTGGTGATACTCGTAGGTCGCCATCTTATATGTCATCTTTCCTTGCGCGATTCGCTTGATGAACTCTTGGGCTGCCACAGAAAACGTGATGGGCGAACTGTCGTTATCAATGGCGGTGGCGAAGGTGCGGCGATAGTCGTATTCTTCATACGTCCCGACCGCTGTCATTGCGCTGTTCGCCGCCATGTCGCCCTTCATAAAAAGACCAAGCGCCCACTTTTCGCTATCCTCAAGCGTCTTCCATTTTGGATGCTCATCTAGCGGAGCATCAACTAGCGTCCCTCGTTTTGAGAATGTGGCTTGTGCTACGGTTGTTGGTTCCGAGTCGAAATCACCGCCTCCGGTGGTCGTGAAACCGACGAACTTGAGCGTGATTTTCTGCCAGCCTCCGGGGACGTTGTGGATTCCCGTCATTTTCGACAGGCGCATTCCTGTGAATATCTCATCACAATTCGGGTCGTATTCACTCAGCCTCGTTCCTACGACAAAAATTGAGTAAACGCTCTGGTTGCTGATGTCCCCTTTCCGAATGTTGAACGACTGCGTGCATTCCCATCCGCCGTTTTCGTTTTGATAGGCGTGAAAATCGTCTTGCGGGACGAGTTTGTTTGGTGCGTGTCCGTAGAGTTTTGCCATCACATTTTTGCGCCTGACGCGGTGTTTTTTTCGATGTTGCTGAGAACCTCAATGACTCGGTTTCCGTTGCCATCGGTTAAGGGCGAATCGCTTCCGGGGGGCGCGAATTGGAATCGGTTGTTGGTGCCGGGGACGAAGCCCTGGGTTCCTTGCGACACATTCTGCGCTTGTTGCTTGATCCCTCGGTTGATCATATGAGCCTCTAAAAGCTCTCCAAAACTTGGAGTTTCCCACTGACTACCCCTAGCCCCTTCATAACCCACAGCTTCTGACATGCGCCGAATAGGATTAATATCTTCTAGCGTTTTCATTATCCCTTTGTGGAGATTCATAATCCCTGCTTGATAAGACGCCTCTGTGGCTGCTGACAATATGTCCCCGATGAGTTTTCCGGCGGTAATGAACTTGTCATAATTCCCGCTGATGGAGTCCGCTATGGCGTTGCCGAACATACCCCCGAACTTTTCAGCCATGGCGACAAGGCCGGAAAACACCCCCTCAACTTGGCCGGGTAAAGTGGAGAATCCTTGACTGAATGGTTTCGCGAATGCTTCAACAAGCTGGCCAAGAGACACGTTGATTTTTTGGCTTGCTGTTGCTGTTGCGGCAGCGGTCCCCCCGATCTGAGTTTCGACGGCTTTGAGGATGATGTTTTGAGCTTGTGCCGCCTTGCCCATTTCCACCATTCCAGCGATCATCTTTTTCTCTTCAGTGGTAAAAGTAATGCCTGACCGGGTGAGTGAGTTAATGCCTTTGATTGGATCGTTGAGCGCCTTGCCCAGTTGGACGGCATTAGTCTCAGCCGTGCCGAATCCAGCCGCCGCCATGTCGATTGCCGCCATGGTGGCACGGTCGAACGCCCCACCAGCCACATCAGCGGAAGCAGCAAGATCCTTGAACGTCGAGAGCTTCGCTTGGGTCATGGCAATGATGCCATCATCAATACCGAGCTGCCTTGCGCTCACGTCTGCGAAGTCCAGTAATCGCTTAGAAACATTGTCGGCCTCGGTGCCGAAAAGCCCCATCTGCTTTACGATGTTCTTAACCCGGTTTTCGGAAGAGATTGCCGACTCCCCAATTCCATTGAGCTTGACAGCAAGGGCAGTGATTCCGACGGCGGCGGCGGTTGCTCCGACTGCAATTCCCTTGAATGCAGACAAACCGATTCCGGCGATGCTAGATAATCCGCTTTTTAGGCCTGCTAGTCCACGTTGAACACTTTTGGCGTCAAAGCTGATTTTTAGAGTTGTTCCAATTGCCATGAGTGTTCGCGGTTAGAAAGTTCGTGGAAGGTTTCGAGGCGGGTTGATGTGTCAGGCGTTGACGGAGATTCAATTTCCAGCCCGAGGGAAAGCCAGTGGCAGGCCATGAGTTGATGGGCTAACCCGCAAGGGATTTCGTAGAGTGCCTCCCGCCATGGGATGCCGCATTGCCCGAGAATAAAAACGATGGACGCGGTTGAGCATGGGTCTATCGCTTGACCTTCTGACGGGGTGGCGTCGGCTTTTTTTTTGGCACGGCGGAGGTTTGCCCGAATTTCATCAGCTCATCCTGTGCGTGCTTTTGGATGCGGTGGAATTCGGATGGCGTGAGTTCGTTAGAGAAGTCAGAAACCAGCTTGGCGACCTTGGCGTTTTGGATTCGGCAGATTTCAGCGGCGGGGCGAGTGAATGCGTAGCATAGTTCGACGGCGTGCTTCACTTCAGCATCGCCACCGACGATCAGCGGATTTTTGCGGGTGGATTGCAGCCACTCCAGCAGGCCGAACGTGACCGGATAGAGCGTGAACTTGCCGGATTCTTTCGGGCCATCGATGACGGATTGATGCTTTGCTTTTTCGTGGGTCATTGTCTTTTTATCTAACGTGTGAAAGCAGGAAATCACGAATCCGCCGTGGCGCTTTCGCGTTGATCATCGAAACCGATTTGCTTCGATCCTGCATGTTGGTGAACACTCCATTTGCCTCGCGCTGCTTCGCTGCTGCCACTAGGTCGGCACGGTTGCGGATAAATGCGCAGACATAAGCCAACGGCGATTCGGGAGCCGCTAGGCACGTCCTAGCGATAGATCGGTAGGTCTTGCGGATCTCGTCAATCGGCAGTGCCAGGAATCCAGCGGCGTGGTCTTGCCATTCGTCAGCATTGCCGCAGCCATTCGGGCGGGCGGCGATGAAATCCATCAGCAGCGCGAAAGGATGCGCCGGATTTTCAGCTTTGAATTGGCGCGGATTACTCCACGCGTAGGAAAGTGCGTCGGGCGTGTAGTCTCCGCAGAATGACACCTCATCGAAATGGAAACGAACGTAGTCCTTGCCGTTGTCGCGGGCTATCAGTTCGATGGGATTGCGGGCGTCGGGGGGGACTCCCATCGTCAGCATGGCGGCAGAGAGGTTGATGTCCCCGCTGCCGAATGTTTTCTTTTGGCCTGTCATGGTTGGGGGTCCGTTAGCTCACGATGCTAGGAGAGCTTGTTGCAATGAGTGGATTGAAGATCGCCTTCAGTTCACCCGTCTCGAAATCGGCGTTCATGCGCTTTAGGCTCGCGCCGGAAATCACGGTTCCAGCATTCGCCACCGGAGTCGAAAAGAGATTCTGAGAGTTTAGGTTGAGCGAATCCGCGGTCGCATTGGCGAGTGTGAGAGCATCACCCAGATTAAGCGTGAATCCCGATCCTTTGACAGCGACGACACCGGAAGCGGTGACCTCTGTCATGTCGTTGAGCAACGCCATTGAAACCTTGTCGCCAACGTGATTCATGGCATAGGTGATTTCGACGCTGTAATCGTAGGACAGATCACCAAGCAGAAGCCCGGTGGCGGTTGAGTCGTTGGTGATGCCGAAACGAGAAGCTCCGTGGACAGTTGCAGCCATAGTGTTTGGGAAGTTAGATAGGACAAGCGACGATTGTGAGGTTCCATCGGGAAATCCTGCGTCCGTCACCTGCTTCTGTCGTCGGGGCAGCAATGCGAATGTCAAACACCCGCCAGCCGTTGCGGTCCTCCATCCATGCGATTGATGCTTGGTCCCCCAAAACACCATAGATCGCATTGCGAATTGTGCGTTCGGTTTCCGGTTCGGTTCCTTCCTCTTCCTCGTCAGTCGGTATGGTGTGGAGTTCGACGGTTACCTCGTAGTCAGTCACCCCGCGCATGTTGACCCCGGCGGTTTCGTGCGTGCTCGACCCACTCTCCATCAACCCAAGAAACGGCGGGGAAAGGTCGCCATCGTCACCCATTTTGACGACTGGCAGAGTGGCGATTGATGGGGTGGTCGCTTGCTTGAATGCGAGCCAGTCGGATAGGGAGTGGAGGATGGTCATGGTCTTTGCTTTTGGTCTTGGCGGCGAATTGCGGAGCGATACCAAGTGATGGTTTTCTTGAGTCCCCAGTTGATGGCTTTATCAATCGCTGCGGGCCTAACGACATGGCTGCTAGCGGAGTGGGATGCGGAGTTAGTGATGGACGCGGCTGGTTTCCATCCACTGGCGGGCTTCTTGGCGCTTCCGAACCGGGAGTGTTTCTGCGCGTAGCCGAGAAAGTTCTTGCCGATGTTGATCCGGTCTTGCCCGGTCTGCGCCGACGCGATGGCTTGGCCTGCGCCTAACCACCCTCCCTTTGCCATACCTGCGCGGGCGTGGCGGATCTTCATCGCGGCGTTGAAAGTTTGGCGGGAACATCGCTTCTTATCCTCCCAAGATAGATGCGCGGTGCGGCCACGGCGGCGCGTGCGGTTGAGTTCGATCCAGTCATTGACCTCGCCGGGTGTCTTGAGTGCCTTTACCCCGCGAGGCTCCCGGTCAATCACCTCAACCACATTGTAGGCGTCGGCGATGATCGCGGCTTCCTGCTTCTTCTTGGTGCCAGTCTTGCCCCACGCCTGCGTTTCAATCGCTAGGTCACGGCATGTTTGAATCGACCACCTAACAACGGCTTGCGCGCTGGTGTCGCCAAATTCCTTCGCAAAGCGTTTCAGCGAACGCTCTAGTTTTGGCCGGTCAATCTCGCCCTTGATCACGCCCCGTCATCAGACGCCCGGCGCGAAAGTCAAAAATCAGCCCTGCCAGCGGTCGCAATCCTCAACTAACCGTTTCACCTTGATGGTGTCGCCCATGCGACCGGGGCGATACTTGGAGCCGGGGCGGCGGATCACACATCCTTCGCCGCTAGCGTTGACGATATCGCGCTCCAAGGCATCAAGCTCAGCGTGGCTAGCGAGCGGCAGGTGCGGCACCGCGACAACGTGGAAGGGGAGGCTTGCGCTCTGCAAGATGCGGTTGCGTGACTCAAACTCGCCAACGTCGGCCAGATCGAAGACCATGAATTTGACTCCCTGCCAGTTGGCGTCTTTCCGCTGGATAACGGAAACCAGCGTATCAAAGGTTCCGCGTCCCATCCAAAGTTCGCCATCCAAACGGAGGTTTTTCGGAAGGTTATCGGTGAACCATTTCGGCGCTTTCAGATCTTTCCCGTTGCGGGAAAGCAGCTTGCGACCGTTCCATATTGCACGCACGCCGTCATATTTCTCCGATACCCACCAGCCGGAAACGTCGGCGGGGATTTCAGAGGTGAGGAGCGCGGCGGCGGACATGCGGGAAACCTACCCCCGATCCGTGCCGCATAAAAGGAAAAAGCGTCATGCTTTTTCGATTTGTTCCAGCGTGATGGTGGTGAAATCGCCGCCCTTGCGGATACTTTCCACTCGGAACGATAGACCCCGCGCTGTGGCGGATTTCTTGATGATTGAAGTGGCCGGCATCGATGCGGTGCGGCAGACAGCCTGGAGCCGCTGGATGTTCTCAAATCCGCCGCTTGAGAAGTCTTTGCCGTGTTCAACTTCGGACAGAACGCAAGCGAGCGAGACTGCGCCGATGGTCACGGTTTCCTCGCCTAACATCGGGAAGGCTTGCTCGGCCATGCTGCGGACGAAATCGGAGACAATCGACATGCCCGGTGGTCACGCCCACCCCGCGAAAGTCAAAACCGCCGCCCCGATTACTCAGGACGGCGGCTGCATGAACACATCCAACAGAGATTTAGAAGCGGACGTTGCCGGTCGCGTTGACAGCGGCGGCAGTGGTTCCGCCTGCGCCACGAGTCGTCTTAAAGCGGACGTAACGCGGACAGTCGCTAGGAATACGGAACCGGGCGGCAGTCGCTGCAATTCCAACACCACCAGCGCCAGTGACGGTTTCGGTATAGGTGCCGGTGATTGTGGCGAAGTTCGACGCGGTGGAGGTTTCCAGAATCAAGCTTACAACGGAAGCATCAGGGATGACGCCGGTTGCAAGAGCAGGAATAGAAAGCTCAAACTCGATGTTGCCATCGCGGAAGCTTCCGGTCCCGACTGTTTCAAGGTCGATCGCGGTGCTTGTGGTGCTTGCCGAAGCCGCGCCCATTGCGAATGGGACGGGATTGACAGCCTTATCGGTAACGTTCGGTGAGAATTTGTTAGACATGGTCGTGGTAGGTTAAGCGATTGGCTCGGTGTTAAGAATGCTGTCGGTGGCGATGATCGGGATACCCTCGAAATCCGTTGGCGTCGGGGTGTAAGTGGATCCACCGTCGCCCTTGCCAGTGCTGTTAGTTTGGCGGCTGGAACGGTCAGCACGGAGTTGTTGGCGGCTGCGGCGGCTCATGAAGATTGCGTCAGGAGTGAATCCGGCGGGGAATAGTTCAAGAGCGTTTGCAATCAGAACGTCGGTCAAGCCTTTGCCCGCTTGGGCAGTTAGGTTTTTGATCCGCACAACCGAGTGCTTGGATGCTTGCTGCAAACCGATCCACGAGGCGAGGTCCGCAACTTCGCCAGGGCCTTTGTTACCGTCGGCGTCAGCGAGGGATTCCACACGGAATTCGGAAAGCTCCATTGTGGCATCTTTGCCCATGACGAGAGAAACATCCTTGGGTCCGAACTTCACGAAGTAAACCGAGGAACCAGTATCGGCGGTGCTGCCCGTGGCGTCGGAAATCATGCCGGAATCTACGAAGGAAACAAGGCCAGGGAAGCCGTTAGCGGAACCGAGGGCGGTCTTACCGTAGAAGATCTGCTTTCCGATTTTGCGGATGGCGGCTTCCATGACTCCCATTGCTTCGATGGTTTTGATGTCGGCGGGGTTGCCGTTTTCGGGAGCGTCCAGAACGGTTTTCCAGACTTCAATCCGGCCACCTAGAACCGAGCAATCAAAGTGCTTGTTGTCAAAGGTGGACTTGCTGCCGGGGATACCTTGGGAGGCGGCGATGAAGTCAACCGTTGGGAGGCCGGTGCGGACCAGGGTCTTGAATCCGGTGCCGCTAACAGTGCGGACGGGAAACAGATTCACCTCCGGCGCGGCGGAAATGGACTCTTCGACGAGTCCAACGAGGGCATCGTTGCCATTGAGTTTTGCAACGTCGAGTAGTGTGATATTAGGCATGGGATCGGTTAGTTAGAGTGGTTTGGTGATTATTTGGTCTTGGCGAAAAATGCGGAGACTTTGGAGAAGCCGGTGAGGCTTTTGATTTCCTCGGTTGGCTTAGATTCAATCGCCAGCGGCTCAGGCTGGCCAATCGCAGCGAGAGCTTCGGTGATCTTGAGCGGAATCGATGCGGTGACGGATTCAATTTCGGCATCCTTCGCGGCGAGTTCAGCGGAAGCGGTCACAAGTGCGGCGTCCAGATCGGCCTTAGCGGTGGTGAGTGATGCAACCTCGCCTTGCAGCGATGCGTTAGCTTCTGCCAGTCCAGAAAGCTCGGTGATGCGAGATTCGGCTTTGATCAGGTCTTCGCGGAGGGAGTCAGCTTCGACAAGTGCGGCTTCGATTTTGGAAATCTCAGCTTCGTTGCCGGGGAAAATCATCTTTAATAGATTCATGCCCACTGATTTCGGGGCTTCGGCGCGAATGTCAAACACCTCATTTGCGAATCCGGCGGTGACTGCTTCCTTGGCGCTCATCCAGGTTTCCCTCTTCATAAGCTCGCGCATTTCTTCCAGCGGTTTGCCGGTGCGGTTCGCGTAGATTTGCGCGATGTCGCTTGATAGCCCGTCGAGCAGGTCGGCAGCTTTGCGGAGTTCATCGGCATTACCCCGGACGCCTTGCGATGCCTCATGGATCATCATTTTCCCATGCGGCACCATGCGGATGACATTGCAGGCCATGCAGATCACGCTCGCCATGGATGCTGCCATTCCGGTCACGGTTGCGGTCACGACAACGCCACGCTCACGCAGAGACATGATCTCGTTGTAAATGTTGTAACCGTCGAAAATGCTTCCACCGGGGGAATTGATTTCAATCTCCAGCGTGTCCACCGCGTTCTCGGCGAAATTCGTGATCACCCCGAAGTCCGCGCCTTCCGCCGATGCTTTGGCGCCGAAGAGCTTGCCAATATCCTCGGTGAGTTTCTCGACACTCCATGGCATGATTGCGTCGGTCAGCTTGACCTTGCCGGATTTGTTTTCAATCTGGATGATCTTCATGGCTTTAAGTGATTATTCTTCAATGGGGTCTTCCGTTTTAGGTGGTCCGAAACCGGCAGTTTGTGCCATTTTTTGGAGAAGGGTGATGGGTCGGCGATAGCCCTTGTCTTCCTTCCATGCGCCGCGAACGGCAGGAGTCATCGGTGGAAGTCCCGCTTCGGCGCGGAAGGTTTCTTCATCGCTGTCTGATGGAGTGATGGCACCTGCGCGAACGGCGACGCCGTAGGCATCAAACTTGGCCTTGAGGTTGTCGAACTTCATACGTTCGTCATCTTCTTGTGGCAGTGGGTTGCCATCTTCATCGGTGGAGATAGACGAATCGGAATCAACTTCGCCCATTTCGTTGGCGGTCTGCATGAACATTTCGCGGTCCTCGATGGTGATTTCGACGCCGTGCTTGGCGTTCATTTCCTCAGCGACGGTTTGCGCGATGTATTTGCGCTCCCATACCGAGATTGCGCGTTCCTTGAAAAATTCGTCTTTGGTTAGGCCACGCGCCCCGAGCACCTCGCTGATATTGCGTGCGCCGGTGCGGAGTTCGTCGAGTTCCATTTTGGACTCCCTGCCATCGTCAACCGTTAGGCGTGGAGGGTAGGAGAATGTCCAAGCGGTCGGATTGCTGAGTGGTGCGAAGCGTCCAGATACAGCGAAGATTGAGTAAGCCCAAGTAAACGCACGCTTGGCGGCATACCAAAGTTGACCTTGGCGCTTGGTGATGAAGCGGCGGCACTTGAGGATTTCGCCACGCTCTGCGGTGCCTTGGCCGGAACCTTTCCAAACGGAGTAGGACCATACGGAAATGACAGCATCGCGGACGATGCGATCTTGAAATGCGTCCCAGATCGGGCCGGGGTTGTCGTGCTTGATTTGCTCAATCCGCTGGTTGCCATCGCTTGGGAGATACATAACGCCGCCGGGGAATGCCTTGGACGAGAATCCTGCTGCGCCGTCCGTAGTTGTCCGGTCAAGCGTGGTCATCGGGTCATCCAGGTCAGGCGCTCCGGTGTCGTTGAATACGGTTAGGTGCAGCCGGGAAATGATTTGTTGGCGGATACGTTCGTCTTCGGTCGAGAACAGCGACATTTTCAGCGACTCAAGCGCATGAGTGAAGGCCGGCAATCCTCGCCCTTGTTCGGAATGAGACGGGTCGAACAGGTGGATTACATCGGCGGCGGGGACATCGCGGAAATCATCTTGGCCATTGTTGCCGAGGTTAAACCGATAGGCGGCGGGTCGTCCGCTGCGGTAGTAGATCACGCCATCATTCATCCGGTAGCCCTTGAAGGGTCCATCGCCCACCTGTGCGGTCCCGACATAGCTGGAATGGCAGCGGTGCGACGGGATGAGTTGGATTCGCGGGAAACCGTCCTCACCTTTGACGAGCAACCAGAAAATCTCCCCGTCCCGGTCGATTGCCACGCTCGAAAGCTCTAGTATTTTCCACCAATCGAAGATTCCGCCGCGGGTATCACATTGAGGATACCAGACATCGTGCATGAATTTCGAGATAGCTCGACCCTTGTCAGATTCGGGGCCGATATAGGACGGCAACCAGGCTTCCCCGGTGGCAAAATCAGCCTTTTGGAGGATGCAGGCGCGAGGCACGCCCATATTCATGAACAGCCGATTTGATAGGCTGCAAAGCGTCCTGCGGTCATGCGACGGAATCAGCTTGTCGATATCGTCATTCCGCACGGTATATTGCGGGCCGCGCCGGTTGGAACGATCCGCCGCATGGGCGAAGGTGAAGGGTTGCCCGAATTCGTTGAGGATTGCCATGGTTAGAACGTGGAAATCTGGGTGGTGCTGATTGGCCCGCCGTGGTCGAGGCACGCGACAACCCAGCGCAGGAGTTGCAGGCGTTGAGCGTTGGTCATCGACGCCTGCGCGGAGAACGTCTGGCCGTTGACGGTGGCGCTTGTAATGCGGGCGGATGCGTTGGCATCGGTGGCGATCAGGACAGCCAGAGAACTGAACTCACGCCGGATGCTGGCACACGCGGCTGCATCGCACGAAATGGCGCGGTAGATGGTATTCCCGAGGGCAGCGACGTTCACGCCCTTGGAATCCGTAACGCGGAGCGAATGTCAAAACGGGTCAATCAACATCGTCGAACACCCGGAAAGCCAGCGCCGCCCCGACCGAGTAGCAAAGAGCGTCGAACAAATGGTTCGCCTTGCTGCCGGGTCGGATCCAGACGCTCTTTTCTTCTCCGGTTTTTGAGTTCTTCTCGACGGTCCTGCGCTCGCACTTCATGTGATTTTCAAACGGTTTTGAAACGTCGGCGGGAATCTCGACCTGATCACCTGCGGCGAGCATGCGGGCGAGGATGTCTTTGATTTCGTTTGAGGCAATAAAGATGAACCGGGCGATGCCGCCGGATTTCGCTCTTGCCCGTTTAATCGGCGAATACAGCTTTTCCAACATCTTGCCGTTCGCGCCTTTGTGGAGGAAATACCGCTTGTTGCCCTCGCCTTTGATACCTGTCCAGCCGTGCTTTACGCAAATATCAAGGATGCGGTCTTGCTCATAACCGATATCAATGAATGTCTGCGGAGCCGGGACATTGTAGCTGTCGCATACGGCTTTCAACGGCAGTTCCTCGTCGCCATCAGATGGGACGTAGCCCTCGTAAAGCACGCGCATCGTGCCGCCCTGACGCCAAGCGGTAATCGCCAGCCAGTAATGATCCCCCCCGGCGTCTGCGGTTGCGAACCTGCGGACCTCACCGTCTATCAGTAGCCCATCTTCGTGGTCCAGCTTCGTGAAATCGCCACGGGTAACGGCGACCTGTGAGTCCGACATGTCATCGCTCCAGAACCGGGCGCGGCGTTTTTGGTGCCATTGGCGCAGCTTTTCGGTGACGCCTGCCTTGGCTAACCGTTTCGCTTCTAGGAATTCAATCACCTCCTGCGCCCATGGGATCCACCAGATCGCCAGTGAATCGACGTGGAATCCCCGGATGTTTTTCAAGCCCTGCGGATTGGTCGGGATGTAGCCGAGTGTCCCGTTTTCCATGTTGGATGACGACAAGCGCCGGCGTGTTTGCACTTCGTCGGGGTGCTCCTTGGCGCAGGATCGGCAGACTAACCGGGCGGTTTCTGAGGTGGCCTGTTCATCCACGCCCTTGGATCCTCGCGTGATGATGTCGTATTTGATCGCCTCAAAAATGAATGGTTGCGCCTCGCCGCACTGGCATTTCCACGAGAATTCTCCCATGTCGGATTTCTTCCATTCCAGCCAGAACTCGTCGCCGCCGGAGACTTGCCCGTCTTCGTCCTCTGTCCCCGCCGCGCCGCCTTGGCTAACGAGCATGACCTTTCGGTTCCATCGGTTATGATGGCGGGCGAGGAAGTCACGCATCACGCCGGGTTTCCAGAAAATGCACTCATCTCCCCACAGTCCGCGCATGGATTTTTCCTGGGTGTTGGATTGGTTCGCCCCGCCGCTCACGAATGGCATGTGAGGGAAGATAATTTCGAGCTTGCGGCTTGAGTGACGATCTTCCGGCCATAGGTCAGCCACGCTAGGGACGGATTTCAGGGCAGGCTTGAGCCGGGTTTCTACCCAAAATTTAGCGTCCTCGTCGGTCTGGCTGAGATACATAAGCGGGCCGGGGTCTTCGGAGACGCTGTAGGGTATGCAGCCTTCCGCCATGGTGGACTTGCCCGCGCCGGTTGGCCATGGGCAGACGATTTGCCGGGTTGTCGAGTCGCCCCAACATTCCATCGGGGCCTTAACCCATGGAAGCTGTCTAGCATCGTAGCGGGTGGATCGCTCTGAGTTGGCGATTTTCACGAAATGTTCCGCCCATTCCCACGGGGTCAGCCGGGTCGGTGGTCGCCATCCCATGCAGGCGCCTTTGATGACGGGGTCAACTTTCAGCATAGAGGGATGAGGTTTCGTCGGATAGCCGGGTCAGGATTTCAGTGATCTCCTCGCGGATTATGTTCTGCATTTCTGCCTCGGACAGCCCTGCGAGTTTCGGCGGAACATCCGAGGAGAGCTTGAGGAGTTGCGAGCGGGCTGCTGAGACGACGCGGGTGATGGACTGGCGGACCTCGCCGACTGGGACTAGCTCGCGGGTTTCTGCGCGAACCTGGACGGCGATTTTAATGCCGGCCAGTTTCTCTTTGAGGATCTTGACCGCATCGATATCGACCGCCCGTTTGATCGCGTCTTCGATCTCCTCCAGTGATTGCGCCTTGGCCTCGGGGGATTCCGGCGGGAGGGTTGCACCAGGTTTTAGGCGGTGGCGGCGGCCAGATTGCCAGTCGATCATGGCTTTCTGGTCCCACGGATCGACTCCCTGACGCTTGGCTTCGTCCCAATCTTTCCGGTCGATTCCGCGCTTCCGGCAGGCTTCTGCGATGGTGGTTCGTGGCATGGCTGGCTTGGTTCCTAAGCGTCAAGGCTTTGCATACGGACATCCCGAGCGACGCAC